TTGAATGATGAAGTTGATATCGATCCGTATTTCTTCGATAGCATAAATAAATAGGAGGTCATATGGAAAAGCTACTATATGCAAAGGATGGAAAAATCCTTGCAAAACAGTATTTGGAAATTTTACTTCCCGAATCATACTTCGCTGATGGCTTTGCTATAAATAAAGGAGTCACAGTAGAGGCATTGGGTATTGCGTTCATTCGTTCGAATAAAGATTCTGAAATTAATTTGTTAAATGTTCCGACTGTAATAGAATTTCAACTCTTTGATTATGATCATGATACGATCACTATTCACGGAGCAAAGATGGAATGTTTCATAATGAAATATATAAAAGATGCTTACATCTTTCATCAGAGCATTCCTAAAGAAGGAACTACTGCTGGAGCATTCCTGAACTATGTCCTTTCTGGAAAACTTCCAAAATCAATTAACTACAATAAATTGATCGATATCTGGTGGAAGAATCTAGAAATTGCCGGATTCAATTATCGAGTTCCTTCAAAGATATTAGAATTGATTCTTGCGAATATGTATCGCGATCGATCTAACTTCAAACGTCGTTATGGTCAACAGTATGGGAAACAAACAAATCCTTCTGGGTTTGATTACGCTACTGGGAATGTTCGTGATATTGTTGAAGGACTTTCAACCTTCTCAGGAATCGTCTATGAAGACATCAATCGAATGATTACTTCCGGACTAAATAATACATTAGAAGGCGTGGAAGAGCAAGTCTCTCCCCTTGAGAAAATCATTCATTATTAACGGCGAACGCCCTTATTTCACGTAACAACTGATTAAGACTTGAAAATCTTATCTATTTTTTACAAAGTAAGGAGTGAATGGTTGTTATGGCGATTGATACGGCTCAAATCATTCCATTCTATGCACATCCGCATGTTCATACTGTCATCAATGATCACACAGAGTATGAAGACACGGTTGCATCGCGTAGGAATGTAGAAGATCTGCCGTTCAGTACACTAGCGGTTACTGGCGCAGATCAGGGTATCGACAATCGATTCGTTCGTCTGTCGACGCTTAATCAAAAAATTCTCCAGTTTGGTAAGGGAAATTACCAGAAGTATGGTCAAGCCTCCATTCAGGCAGACAATTACTTCAATGGATCAACCAATGTTTGGTTCATGCGCGTTCTTCCTGATAATGCTACCTATGCTAACATGATCGTGTTGGCACATTATCGGAAGGGAAAGATTCTGGACGAACTCAATCAAGAAACGGGAAAATATCGTCTGGAAGTAAAGTTCTCAACAGCATACGCAAATAAACCAAAGTTGACGGAAGGTGCTCGTTCGGATTCCGATATTGAAGAATTCGCTCGTAGCTTAACTTCGGAAACAGCTGATCCCATCACCGGCTACATGACGGTTCCTCTCTTCTATGCTCGCGCAATTGGTCGCGGACAGTACGGAAATCCATACTCCATGACAGTTACACGTGATACGGATTCTGAAAAAGAGTATAACATTAAGATGTACAATTTCAATTTGATTGAGAATAAAGAAGCTTCAAAGATCACAAATATCTTTGCTGGTACTTTGGTTCAGAATATCAAATATGATATGAGTACGTTGATCTCTGACGTCATTGATCAGTATGAAATTGGTACTGTTCCAGTTCGTATTGAATCTTTTGAAGATGGATTTGAAACGCTCTTTAATGAGTATGCAAAGATTGTTAAACAGAATGCAACTTATTTGGCAACTGCTGGAACTCAGAAGGAACGTTCTGAACTGAAGACGGCTCAGGGAATTACTCTTGAATCATTTGATCCAATTTTTGGTAAACTTCTCAATACTCGTATTGGGGAAGAAATTCCTTACTATCGGAACTATACGGCTAAGGATGTTGCTTGGGAAGCTCCAGCACTGACGATTCCGAATTCCGGTGGAGCAACGAAACCTCTGAATGTTTCTGATTGGAATACAGCATATATTGGAGCAAAAGTTCTTGTAATTGCTGATCCAGTTAATTCCGGTCGTCGTTGGATGTATACTGTTCTCTCAATTGATAAGGACAATGGAAACATTGTTTACGATGAGGGCGAAGAATCAGCTATTGATGCTGACCAGTATACGGGAATTAATCTTTCGAATGGAATTGGTCAGATGTTTGATGGCGGCCATGACGGAGACTTCCAGGAAATTACTGTTAACGGAAAGAAACGTCCTCCTACGGAAGCTGAAATGAAGATCCTTCTTTCCCGCGAATTTGTTAAAGCGTTCCGGGGTGAAAAAGATCGCCGGATTCTTTCTCCAGCTCGCATTAATCTCGACTATATGTTTGATGCTAATTACAACATGACGTCGGATAAGAACATGGATACTGGGGGAGGATTACAGCCGCTGTTTAATGGCTCTACAATTCTTACGGATAAAGATGCGCAACAGTTAACGACGCTGGGTGCTTCGACAATGGCAATTGACTTTACAGATATTAACGTCAAGAAAGCCATGTATGATCTCAATATGTTCCGTAACCGGAATGGTATGACGATTAGCTCTGAACTTGGTGCTGGATGCCATCTGCATCTTGACTGCAACTTGACTGGATTGAAATCCGTTGGTGTTAACATGGAACTCCGTACAATCATTAGTATGATGGAAGAGTTCATGGGCCGGGGAACTTCAATCGATCTCGGATATTATGAGATTTATGATGCTACCTCGAAGAAACGTATTCCAGTTACAGTTGCTTACTTCCTGGCGAAAGAACTGATTCCCCATATAATTCGTCATGGGATCAATAAGCCATTCGTTAACAATTATGCGCAACTGCGTCCAATTGTTCGTACGAATGGAGCTCTTTCTTCCGTTACGGGAAATATCATTCGGGATTCGTTCCATCCTGATCTCGATCTCATCGACTGGGATGTAAAAGAAGCATTATATAATTCTCGAATCAATTATTACATCACCACGGATGAAGGACGTGTAATTCAGCGTGCGGTCCAGAATACACGTAAGAGCACTACTTCTGTGCTTCTTGAAGAAAATAACATCCGTGTTCTCAATGTCTTGAAGAAAACTTTGGAAAAGAATATTCAGAACTATACGTATGAATGGAATGATCCAAATGTACGTAAAGGTTATACAGATTCGCAGATGGATGTATTCCGTCCATGGATTGGCACTATGGTTGAAGACATCCAGATTCGTTTCGAAGCAAATGAATGGGAGCAAGAACATATGATCATGCATTGCTATTGTGATGTAGCATTCCGGGATATTGCGAAGAGAATCATCTTCGAGGTTAATATCAATAGACCGGATTACAATCAAGCAGGGGGTGAAGCATAATGGCGATTCCTGGCGTAATTACTTCTCAGACCGGTGGACGTCAGTATGACGCTCCTGACATGACGAAGTACAGTATGTTTGTTGGCGGTGTAAATGCAACTCATCACGCACTGCGCAACTATTCTCCTATGATCAATGGATTCGGCCGTCTTTTCATGGTTCGTCCTCCGCGGGCAATTCTGAAGATGTTTGCTGGATCTGATGCCAATCTCTATTCTTCTGATAACCAGTTCATTCAGTTCAAGCATATGCTCGAATATATGAATCGTTCCGTTACTGGTTTCCAGGAGAAGAAGATTGAAAATGCGGCCACACCAATCCAGGGTGGTTTTGCCGGACGTATGTTCAATACGCCAACCGTTACGAAAGAGACCACACAGACGATTACAATCGGTCTGTACGAACTAGTAGGTGCTCCAGTATATACGGTTATTGACGGATGGATTAATGCGATCGGCGATGAGAATTCCGGACTTGCCACATATGGTGGATGGATTTCCGGTGGTAAAGACTTCAATGGTCTCGAGAAACGACTCTATAGGCGTGCAAATGAGGCAGAAGAGGGTATTCCTTTCAATGAAGCCAATCACACAGCTGAGTTCATCTACGTTATGCATGATCGTTCGGGTGCTCAGGTAGAACGTGCAGTTATGCTTGCAGACTGCTATCCGGAGGGAATTAACCAGGGAGCAATCCTTGATATGGCACAGGGTGGAACACACGATAACGTCACCTATGACGTTACGTTTAATTGCGTTATCTACCGTTCTCCGATCATCAATGCGATTGCTAACGACCTGCTTAAGCAGTATCGAATCGTATCGAACTCTCTGAACTTTAATCCAGAGCTTGGCGATGCGGTTTATGCACCTGGAAACTCGGATCTGTTTCAGCGTTCTCTTGGACCGGTCCCCGTCGATTCTGCAACGGGCACCAATGTCGGAAACCTGCCAGTATTCCAAGTCAACAACGCTCCGAAGACTCTTATTGTCAACAACAAAGATATTCGGGATGGAAAACTTGCTGGTCAGTCTGGACGCCTCGCGGAACCTTCGAAGGATGGTTTCATCGAATAATTCCAACAAATTGTATGAGGGGCAAGTTGCCCCTCATACAATTTT